CTTACTGGTTGAGAACTTTTACCAATTTTTTTAGCGGCAAATGTTTTCACGACAGCGAGTGCAGCAGCACCTCCTGAGAGGGCAGCTAACTGGACTGTTTCAGCTTCGACACCTACAAGTGGTGCTATTGTTAAAGCACCAATGAAGGCCTCAATGAATGTCCATACCACACGCTCAAGCATATCTTTTAAGTCATCACTCATTTTATACTCCCACGATTCGGACCAAGGTGTCCACCTCACATCCTTCTTGAACGTGCCGTCTTGGTTTCTTGCTCTTTTTGATTTCTCAAACATTATCTAATTAACCTTCCTTTCAACATAGCATTGCCTTGTAAGACATTACCATTTACTTCTTCTAACTTTTCCATTACAGTTCTTGCTAGTACTACATCTTCTGTAGACGCATTTGATAATGGCTTTTCTAATAGTTTAGTTATGGTTGTGTACTCAATAGATACACTCAAACCAAGTAACATTTCTTTAGCAACTTTATTGTATAGTTTTTGATACGCCTTGCCACTATGTCCTATAAACCCATCATCACTTATATCTAAGTCTTGCTGACTTTCTCCAACAATTAGGCAACCTGATGTGTGTTCATCTGTATTACCTGCGTGTATAAGTATATAAGTAAAGTTAGGTACATCTTGTAAGTGCAACATACCGTAATGTGCAGCACCATATCTTTCTTTATATTTAGTATGAAAACCACCAACAGTTCTAAACTTAATGTTGTATGTCCCTTCAGGTATGCAAGTTTCGTGCATAACCTTTACGGCCTGATACTGGTCTTCTAATGTATAACATTCAAACTGACCATCAACTAATAGTATTCCATTGGTTGCGTCTGTTCCGAATTGTGTTCTAACTACAGTTAGTTTCACCTAGTCCTCCATTCTTACAGTTACATATTTGTATAAACGAACCATCTTCTTCAATGGTTACCATACACATATAACTCCTTTATTTTCTAAAGCCTATGGTTAACAACCATACGGCTAATGTTATTATAGTAGCTAATCCTGTAATTTGCTGTGCAGAACCAGTAAGTGTCAATGTAGCAATAACAAGACCTACCAGTGTCCAACTAAGATTTAAAGTTTCTTTTATTGCAGCAACAATCCAAGACCATAATTTCTTAATCATTAACTTCTCCTAAATATAAATGCTGCCATACTAGCTATTCTAGTTAGGATAACTGGCACGACAACTTCTTGTGCTTTTTCTTTTTGGTCAGATGTCATATCACCTGACAAATCAGAAAGGTTTATTTCCTTTAAGTTTATGTCCACCAGTGTTTCTATTGGATTTTCTATAAAATTTTCAAACTGAACTTCAGTAACTACGTCAGCTAGTGTGTAATCTTCTACGTCTGCATTCTCTACAGCACGCTCTACATATTCTTCTACTGCCTCAGCTACGGCTTCGTCTGACTTAACAGCCTCTGCAATGATTTCAACATCTTCAGTTTCAACTTGTAGTACATCAGCAACAACCTCAACTTGCTCCTCTGTAAGTTCGTCAACATTTTCTATAGCCTCCTCTACTATTTCTTGTACAACTTCTTGTACTTCTTCAGATACATCTTCTAAGTTCTGTACACCTACATCATTTACTTCTTCAAGTACTTCAATAACTTCTTCAGTGGTAGCTTCTTCAACAACAATAGTTTCAATAACTTCTTCTACTTCAGCTACCTCAACAGCTATCTCTTCTTCAGTAAGTTCTACAGGTTCTTCTTCAATATCTTCCTGTATTGGCTCATCCAAAACTTCCTCATCAGTCTCAGGTAAAACTTCGGCCTCATCAATAATAATTTCTTCTTCAATTTCTTCCTCTTCTATTATTACAATAATTATATCATCAGGTATATCTAACTCTATAATTTCTTCTTCAATTACAATTTCTTCTAATTCTTCTAGTTCTTGTATTACATCAATAAGCTCTTCTATTTCTTCTTCAGATAAATCTTCAAGAGGTATTATGCTATCTTCTAGTTCTTCAAGTATGAGAAGTTCTTCTTCAGCCTCTAAGATTTCAGCTTCTAAAATAGCTATTTCTTCTTCGGTGAGTTTAACTTCTTCATTTCCTGGTCCAGTACTTTCATCTGTGAGTTCAACGTCCTCATTTTCTTCTTGAATTTCTTTTTCTCCGAGGTCGTCATCTCGAAGTATCTCTTCGTCCAACTCATCTAACTCTTCCTCTTCTTCGATAATATCAACAACAACATCAGGTACGTCAGTGCAATCAGAGGGCTGATAACCAAACCAATCTCCACTTTCTATGGCTTCCAAATATTGTTTATACGATAAAGGGTTACTTGGGTGTTCACAGCCGTATTCATCCCACGCCAAATACGTTGTAACACCATCCTCAACGACATCCTCTGCTTTGGGTAAGGTTGTGCTAGTTGTTGTCGTACTAGGTGGCGTGTTATCAGGTATATCATATTTATAGTATACATTATCTATAAGCCACCAATCAGTAATTCCTTCTATGACTATCTCTGTAATAAAGGTCTCTACTGTTTCTGCTACTGCAAATACTTTACTTCCTGCTACTTCCATATCCGTATTTACATCTAGTGTAAAGTTTTCTGATGCACCATTGTCATAATACACAACACCTGATACACCACCGTCTTGGTCTATAGCAGCATAATTAAAACCTACTTCGTATGGTTCGTTAGGAAATGCAATGGTAAGACTGTCTGAACTACCTCTTATACCTAATTGAAATCTGTCATTACCAAAATATATACTTTGAAAACAATCCATATCCTCTATACCTATAAAGCCTGCTTCTTCTGTGCTAGCACAATCAGGACTTTGTGAAGTAGCAGCACTTACTACTGTGTCACTAGCTCCATATACAAACGTAATATCTGTATTTATTTCTTGATTATCAAATGTTTCTGTAACTGTAGTTTCTTCTGCTATTGAATGTAAGGGTACGGCTAGCACTAAAGCTGCAGCTATGGCTGCTAACTTTTTCACATTAAGTTATTGATTAACACCACCAGTGCTGAGATTGCAACCAACCAACCCGATAACTCTTGCCTTGATATTTTTTGATTTACCTTTTCGTGTAACTCATCTATACGTTTATTTATATCTTGTTGTCCCTCCAATATAAGATTTAACATTTCTTTCTGTGTAAAGCCGTTGCCGTTAGAGGATGTCATCTTTATTCCAGTCGTCCTGCCAATTCCAAGGGTCTTTTTTCTTATGATAGTAAGGTGCTTTCTGTGATTTACCTGTCAGAAATTTATATAAATTACCATAGTTTTCTATAACTAAAACAATTAAAAATAAATTAATGAGTAAATCCATAAATCGGATTATATCATATCCTCTAGTAGGTTTATAAGCAATTCTATATAATCTTGATGTGTACTGTCTAATGTAATGCTGTTATCTACTTTAGCTAGCTCTATTGCTTTATATAAAGTATCACCGTCTATGTACGTTATTGTGTAAGGGTCAGGAAGCAAATCATAATCAGGAGGATTTTTAACAAACTCACTTTCTATTAACCATTCATCCAGTGCTTCTATCATTGTCAAACTCTTTAACTGCTTTGTCATAGTACATTCTACTAGTAGCTATTACTGATGCTGCTTCATCTCTAAATACTTGGTCAGTCTGTTCTGTAGCTTTTACTACATCTAGTTCAAATGTATCATCTATAGGAACAACAGATATGTGTATGAGAGGAGTACCTTCTGTTACTTGCAATACTTCTCCTACTTCCATTGGTCTATTTATTTCAAACGGAAAGTTTACTTGACCATACGCATCAGTTCTAACAAGGCCTGATAAAAACTTAATAGGCCTATCTTCGTAGTGCCAAAAGGGGTCATTAAATATTACACCCCAACCAGGTGGTGTTTTAAATTGCCAAGGTGATACAAGTTTAAATGCACCTCCACCAACTAATGGTGTAACAGGTGAGCCTTCTATTTGATATTGTGAATGACCATCAAGTGCTGTAGGTAGAGGGCCTTGACCTATCTGCCAAAGTATATCGTCTTCTGTTCTAGTAAACTCTAACCAAGACCAAGAAGGCATTATGTAACCATAGTTAATTATGTCACGAATAGCAGGACAAGTTTTAATGTTTCCTGAATTAGCTAAACTTACATAATTACTATCACGTTTAAGTGTTTTCCACCAAGCAGGTGGTGCTTGTTTTGCAGGAACAATAGGATGTGCGTCTACTATCCAGTTTAAATCTTGATATATAGGTATAACTTCTAGTTTCATAGCAGTTTCTTTGGCCTTCTTTTTATCACAGTATTATATACTTTAGTAGTATTGTTTCTTAATTTTGTAATGTTCTTTACCTCTCTACACATAGCCCACATTTCATCTGTCATAAGTTTATACTCTACATCTACAGGTCTGTTAAAGTGTAAAAGCATAAAAGGTTTATCAACACTCCACTCAAAACTAGCTTGTTTCTTTTTATCTGTTACTTCTACTGCAAAATTTAACATTCTGTTCCAACTGTAAATATTGAACGAACCTGGTACAAATGTACAGTTATCCATTTTTAAATCTGTTCCAGGTAATAATGATATTTCAATATCTTTAGTATCTGTAAAAAGTATATAAGGTACTATACATTGAAGTGTAAGAACACCATATACTTCTTGTTTTGTTACATTTATAAAATTAAATATATCTTGACCTAATTGACCTGCAGTATTGCTACCTATAAACTCTGTTTCCATAAGGCCTGATACAGGATTGTATATCCACTTAACATCTAAAGGAGCATTAACTGCATATAATCTATTGTTAGCTATCTGTACAGCAGGACAACCATACGAATTTTTGTTATATAGATATGGTTCACTAAATATACTTGTTGGATAACTATAACCTCTGTCTAATGAATAAACTACTTTTGCTTTTTTGTATCTTTTAAATAGCATACTCCACCTTTATTTTTTACTCTTCAGTATGTAAAACCCATTGTGTATTTTCTTCGTCCCAATCCCACCATTGGTTCTCTAATATTTCATCTGTTGGGTAATCTACAGGTGGTTTCCATTCCCATTCACTTTCATTCCAAACCCAACTTGGAAAAGGTCCACTAGCAGGTTTGGTAACTTTTTTATCTTCAGCCCATATGTCTCCTATAACTACAAGATTACTGCCTGGTGCAAGTGAAAATGTATCACCAGGATTTTCTAAAGATAAGAAGTCGTCTATTGTATCTCCTACAAGAATATTTTTTACAACGTTGTCAGGCCCTATGTGTACAATCATTAAAGTTTTTTTACTTTCTTTATATTGGCTACATTACCTGCAAGTGTTGGTTGTTCGTATTTTAATACTTGCAAACGACCTGCTGAACCGTGACCACCTGAGTTACTGTTACTGTCATTCT